ACTTGATTCCATCGGAGTGTCACTTGCGAGAACTCCAGCGGCGAAGCGTTTATCGTAATAAATAGCGAGTTATAACTGGCCCTAAAAGACCAGCCTTCGACATAGCCTTCGAAGACAGTGTCCACGATGTTAGGCGGAAGATCTGTAACGCGTAGCGGCATTCCCATAAAGATTTTTAGAAGCGCGTCGCGGTCTGTGTCGTCGATGTCTGGAGAAGCTATAGGGAACTCGATCGAATCGAAGAATGCGCGTGGATAAGCTTTAAGCTGTAAACGACGGGCTAGAGCCAGAATTGCGTCGGCGGTCTTTTCGATGTTCGTGTCCCAGATTTCGGCGAACTTACCGAACTCTGAAATAGAGGCCGCTTGGCTATCTGTAAGAGTAGATCCGTTTTTATAGTTGATAGTAATAAAGTTACGAACATCTCCGCTGCGGGTTACTGATTTTAAGCCCACTCCGATTCCCTGAGTCGCTGAGATTTCGGTATAGCCATTAGCTGCGAGATAAGTTTGTCGATGTAAAGCGTCGGCGTACCCGATTCGTCCTGATCCGTCCTCGAAGAGATAGCCGAGACCAGACTCCGCGATCTGGCTGGCTAATGTGTAGCTAGAGACTGGATCGGCCGCTCTGTTAACCATCTCGTATTGCCCAGGCTGATCGATCTCTCCAAGTCCTACATTCTCGGCGTTAGCCCAAGTCGTCGTCGGATCGTACTGATACCACTGTAAAGCGGGAGCTACTTCGTTCCAGTTATTGAGAAGTAAATCGGAGAGAATGTTAAAGATCTGAGTTCCGTCGTAGTCTTTAGCTAAAGATAGTTCCCAGTTAGCCCGAGCCAGTTTAGACAGCGCGCCGAGTGCTGTAATGCGGGCAGAAGTAACATAAGTCGTCGCTCCAGCTGACACGACGCTTATCTCGATGTCGCTGATAAAGCCGCCGTAGAGATCGACATAAGTCCCCGTCGAATCTTTAATCGAGATAAGGATCTCGTTACCTACTGTAAAAGGGTAAGAAGTATTCTCTAAGTTAATAAGCTCGATGTAACAATAGCCCGCGACTGGCTGCTCATAGACCGAAGTTCGGCCGCTAGTGATCTGGACGCTGGCCAGCGTTACTTCTTGATAATCGACGCCATTAATGAGGACGCGCCATTCTGGATTCCAGAGTGTCACGCGAACGCACCCGATCCAAGAGTTCCGCGATAACTAGAATTATTAAGAACATTAATGATCGCTCGGGCTGTACCTTCTGGATCGATTGCGCCGTTAACAGTTAGGTTAATGACAGAACCGCGTCCACCGCCTAGAGAATGATTCGGGATAATCGCTCCGCTACGGCTTGGCGTAAATAGTTCTGGCCCTTGCTCGCCGACCAGATAAGAAGTTCCCGAACTAACTGGGCCACCCATGGCGCGCGCTCCACCGAATACCCGATCGATAAGACCAGAGATTCCAGAGACGACAGGATTATCTTTAATCAATTTAATAAACGCTTTGACTTTTTCGATCATGTCGTCCAAGAAGTTAACGACTTTAGAGACGCCAGTAATGACAGCCGAGATGGCTGTACCGAGAACCTCGAAAGCTACTTTAAGAATAGTTCCGATGGCTGGGCCAATAGTGTCTCTGACGAATGTAGCGACATTCTTAAAAAGTGTAAAGAGTGGAGTTAGTTCTTCGGAGTTATTGCTAATCGCGTCTTTAACTTTAGTAAATGCAGAAGATAGCCCGCTTAAAGCTGGCCCGAAGACAGAAGCGAAGAACGGAGCTACGAAGTCTTTCATAAAGTCGTAAAGAGCCTTAAAGGCTGGAACGACGAAGTCTTTAATAACTCCTTTAACTGTGTTAAGCGGGCCTTCTAAATCTTTACCGATTGATGTCGCCATCGAAGAAAGAGCTGGAATTACCTTATCGACGAAGACAGTAACCATCGGAGTAATCGCGTCCAATACGAAAGAACCTACGGTCTCTTTACCTTCATCGAATGCGATGTTAAGACGATCTAACTTTCCTTGGAAAGTGTCGGCCTTGGTAGAAGCTTGATTCTCGAAAGTATCGGCGAGCTTCTTGGTAATCTCGTCCATCGAAAGAGTTTTTAACTGGGCCGATGATAGTCCGACTCCCAGCTTTCCAAGGGACGCCGTATTACCTTCGGTTGCCTTGGCCAGAGCGTTAGTAACCGCTTCGAGCGATTTACCGCTGCCCGCACTTATGTCTAACGCTAAAGCTTGCAGCTTTTGAGCTTGTCCTACATCGCCAGTAGCGCGAGCTAATCTTTCCAGCGATGGGCGAAGATCATCGTCTGTAACTCCGAACGCTAAAGATGTTTTAGTTATGTAATTTTCTGTCGCCTTAATCTGGGCGTCTGTTGCTCCTGTTACATTTTTTAATGTGAGAGCGAGTTTTTCCTGAGCGGCTGCGTCTGCGATCGCAGACTTAACGCCATCGATTAGAAGCTTTCCCGCGTAAGCTGCGGCGGCCACTGTTGCAGCTGCGAAAGCGGCAGCGGCTACCTTGCCGAACTTGCCGATCTTGCTAGAAAAGCCTTCGACTTCTGTTTGTGCGCCTTTAACGCCCTTCTTTAATTCGTCGAAGTCTGCGTCGAAAGTTATCTTTACTTTTGGAATGCCAGCCATTAGTCGAGACCCACTTTCTTAATTACGCCCTGAATAAGATCGATGTATTCTTTCGCGACGATTGGCGTGTAATAGTCAACAGCTGGAGCGATCCAGTAGCCGCGCTTATTGCGCGGGGCCTTAAAACGATCGGTGTAAGCGCGACCAAGTGAGTCCGTACCGCGACCGCCGCCGTATTCTGTTCCCCATAGAAGCGCGCCCGCTGGAGCTGCGCCCTGTCGGACTTTATTACCTTTACCGCTCTTAGAAGCTTCTCCGCCGTACTTACGGCCGACTTTCTTAGGGCCACCGATGTCGACCCGAATAAGACGATCTCTTTTAGCGACGATCGTCTGAGCTACGAGCTTAGTCTGTGGAGCTGGCGCACCATTCGCGCTCATCATGAGCTGGCCCGCCAGACGCTTCGATAGTGGAAGAGCTGCGTCGCGGATCTCGTTCTGTGTTTCCTTGTCGAGAAGATTAAGAGTCTGGATCAAGTTTTTAAGCGCGGCTGGCTCGACTTCTATCGAGTAGACGCCCTTCTTACTTGCCATTCCGTTTCTCCAGTATCTCTAACGCCGTTAAGATCTGCTCCGCCGTCTGCCACTCGCTCATCGGAATCTGTGTCGCGATAGAGAGTTCGACGATTAGTCGATTTAGGCTTCCGACGGGATAGCTTTTGGGTTTGCGTTACTCGCTGAGACTTCCGCGACCGTTTCGATCCAGACCTCGTAAGGCTTGACTGGAGTTCCCGCAGCTTCTCGCTTCATGGCTGCGTAGCCAAGAAAGAGAAGATCGTTTACTCCGATAGATTCGGCTTGTTGGATAGTCTTTCCAGTTTTGCTTTCCCACTTCGACCACTCGGGAGAAGCCGCCACGAATGTAACGGCCTCTCCTGAGAAGTATTCGACTTCGATGTTTAGTTTCATGTTCGCTCCCGATTCTATTTTTTAACTAAATGTCTCTGTAGGTGTTCCCACGACTGTAAAGGATAGCGTTACAGTTTGAGCGTCTGGGCTAGAACCGCCGACGCTTGGGAAGATTGGTAGCACATTAAATGCGAAGACCGCTCCTGTAACAGCTGTTAGCGATACCGCTAAAGTCGTGTTAGGTGCTGACTCTGCCGCATTCCATAGAGCTTCGCAGAGTGAATCCGCTGCGCCCCAGTCTGCAAGCATTTCGACATCGAATGTCCATTGTTTATCGATCGAACGGTAAGCCTTAGCGTAAAGAGTGTCGTAAGTTTCGATAGTTACATCTCCGCTCAGCGTTGCGCTTGTTGCTTGTTCGTTATAGTTTTTGGTCGCGATCGTAACCGAAAGATCGCGCCCTGTAATTACGGTCGTGGCCATGTTGGTCTCCTAGTTTGTTTGTGTGTAATAAGTCGAAAGCTGAATCTCGCAAGCGAGAATCTCTGACGCGCCTATGTTTAACGGAATCGGATTTGATACATCTCCGACCTCGTACCCTGACGGAATAGCCGCCAGAATGCTAATTACGAGCTTCTCGATGTTATCGAGCGCGCTCTGATTATCGTAGATCGCTACGCCTACAGTCATAACTAAATTAACCTTTAGCTTGACATTACCTTTACCCAAGAAGCTCGGCTCTAGGTAGGGAGTGTTCGGAACTATTGCAGCGAATGGAACGATGGGCGACTCTGGGACTGAGTCGTAAGTGTTAGCCGCTACTCCTTGGATCGATGTCTTTAATGGAGTTCGGACGCTAGTTAAGATCGAGCTGGCTGTCATTATCCGACCATCGTGTCGACATCGATGTAATTACCCAAGAGGCCCACGACGCGATTTAACAAGCTGCGCCCCATGCGATAGGGACTCGAAGCGAAGTCGAGACCTTCGATCTGACCGCCCGCAGCTGTGCGAGATTGGAAGACTTCGATCGATACAGCATAGATAGCGGACTCGATGGAAGAGTTACCCACATAAAGAGTCGCAGCTGAATAGCCGCTAAGAGTCGCTGTTCCGTTCGGAATGATCTGGCGACGAGTTACATCTGCGCTCGTAAGAGCTGCGGAGAATGAACTGTCTGTAACTACTGTAAGAGTGTGAGTGGCTGTGAATGGAGCTGGAAGACCAGTTACGACGATCGATTGTCCGACGACGAAAGTGTGAACGCGTCGAGTGTAGAAGATCGCTAGATTGTCTTTTAATTCGTACTCGACTATAGCCGTCGAGTTCTGGATAAGCAGCGGGAGAATTGCCTGTTCTGCTGTGTCGATGATGTCGTTTAAGTAAGCGTCGTCGTAGAGAGAAGAGCTAACACCTAAGACGGATCTTAGCTGCGAAGCTGTAATGATGTTAGGCATTAGCCCTTCCCTTCTACTGCTCGCCTAGCTCGGGAGCGAACTAGGCGATGATCGATTTATTCGGATTACGCCTTGTTATTCT